TTCCGAGTAATACGAAACGACTTGAAAAAACAGTAAGTGAATTACTTGATGTTGCAAGTCCGAATGAATTTTCCATAACAAATAGCAGCGGATTTCCTCCTGTTGCTACAATTCAATTTCATGATTTCCAAATTGAAAATATTAAAGATAATTTTACTGGAAATGGAGATCCTGATTTTACTTATACTGGGTCTCCAACTGATGTAGTTATAAATATAAAAGCAAAATGGAAATTTATACAAAATCCTGATGGTCTTGCAAGTTTTTCATTAAGAAAAAATGGAAATGTAATTAAAAATTATTCATTTTTTCCTGACACAATATGGGAAATAGATGAAATTATAACAACATCTTTAGCAACTAATGATACTTTAACAATAAGAATCTCATGTACAAATGCTATAATAACTTTTTATAATATTCAATTATTAATCGAATCGACAAATCCTGTAACAGCCCCTATTGAATTAAACGACGACATTATTATTTCTGAAATTCTCCCTCGCAACATTCTCCAAAAGGATTTCTTTACGTGGATTTTAAAGATGTTTAACCTTTACGTTACCGAAGATAAATTAAAGGAAAAGCATTTGATTATTGAACCTTACAAGGATTATTACGATTTGTCAAGTCCTATTGATTGGACTTACAAGGTTGCAAGGGATAAACCGTGGCAAATTAAACCTATGGGGATGTTGAACGGTAGGTTTTTTGAGTATAAGTATAAAGAGGATAACGATTTTTATAATGAAGGTTACAAAAAGAAATATAACCTACCTTACGGCTCAAATTTACAAGATACCTTTTTCCAGTTTGCAAAAGACAAGCAAACGACGGAGATCGGCTTTTCGCCAACGGTGCTTGTAAAATATGCAGGTAAGGATAAAGTCGTTTCCGCTATTTACAAAAAGTCGCAGGGTAATGATGTGGATCAGGAGGAGCAGATGGATAGCAATATCAGAATTTTAATGATTAAAAAGATTACGGGCGTTGCATCTTGGTATATAACCAATAACGGAGCGGACTTAAAGCAAACGCCTGTAAATTTAAGCAGCGCATTAACCGCCTATGGTTATGCCGGGCACTTTGATGATCCGACAAATCCGACGATAGATATTAACTTCGGGGCAGCGGAAGAGATTTATTGCGAACCGAATAGTTATCCGGGTAATAATCTTTTCAACAATTATTGGAGTCCGTTTATTGGAGAGATAGCGGACAAAGATAGTAAGATACTTACCTGCCATGTTTATTTAACGGAGTTGGATATTGCAAAACTTGATTTCAGCAAACCTGTATTTATTGATGGGGTATTGTGGCGGATTAATAAAATCATTGATTACGATGCGTCGAGTAACGAATTAACAAAAGTTGAATTATTAAAAGTTATAAATAATGGCTAAGCAGGAGATTCCTATTAAAATTAAGGTTGACACAAAAGGCGCACAAAGCGAAGTTGAGAAGCTGAAAAAAGGCGTTGATGATACTGGAAAATCGGCAAAGAATGCTGGTGATGCTGCTAAAAAAAGTACAAGTTTTTTCGGTGGACTTGGTTCTGCAATAAAAGGATTGGGAATTGTTGCGGTTATTGCTGGGGCGTTTAATATTTTAAAAGATGCTTTATTTAAGAATCAAAAAGTAGCGGATACGTTTGCAGCGGTTACGGGTACGATTGCATCAATAATGACGCAATTGATTGATATTATTAGCGGGGTTATTGATAGGGTTAGTAAAAGCACTAATGGATTTGATGCGCTCGGCAAGGTAATGAAGGGATTGCTTACGCTTGCGCTTACTCCAATAAAATTAGTTTTTTTTGAAATAAAATTAGGTGTTGAGGCTTTGCAGTTAGCTTGGGAAAAATCTGTTTTCGGAAAAGGTGACGAAGGAAGGATCAAAGAATTAACTGAAAATATAAAGGCTACAAAAGAAAGCCTTTTAGGCGTTGGAGAAGATGCGATAAATGCCGGTAAAGATATTGCGACAAATTTCGTAGATGCTGCTAAAAGCATAGTCGACGTAGCATCTGGCACAATTGAAGGCGTTAAAAAAATAGATGTTGCCGCTACATTTGAGCAACAGAAAGCCATTGTAAGGTTAAAAAACAATGCGGAACTTGCAGCCGCTACTTTGGCAGGGCTTATTGAAAAATATGATAGACAAGCTGAGCAACAAAGGCAAATAAGAGATGATGAAACAAAAAGCATAGATGATAGAATAAAAGCAAATGAAGAGCTTGGTAAAATATTAGAACAACAAAGGATTGCGCAATTACAACAGGCTCAAGCAATACTCGCAGCCGCACAAGCGGAGGCAAATGCCGACAAAGAAAATATCCAATTACAGAAAGCGGTTATTGAGGCAAAAAATAATGTTGCTGGCGTTGAGGCACAAATAACCGGGTTATTGTCTGAGCAAAAAGTCAATGCTGTTGGACTTGCTAAAATTAAAATAGAGTTAGGAAAGCAGGAGCAACAGGCTACTAATCAAAGGTTACTTAATGAGCAAAAGGCAGCAGCTGAATTAATAAAAAATGAGAATGATAAACTTGCAGCTAAAAAAGGAATTTTTGAGGAAGAGAAAAAGATTGAGCTTGAAAGGTTACAAGGTGTTGTTGACGCTGCCAATGTAGGCACTGAGGCACGTATTGCAGCCGAAATAGAACTGGCAAATAAAAAGTCTGAGTTAGCAATACAAGGTCAGGCGTTAGATAGGCAAATACTTGAAACGGGATTAAATACACAACTTGAGCAAATTAATAAGCAAAAGGAGATTTATCAATTAGACTTTGATGCAAGGGCGCAATTTATAGAACAGGAAAAAATGCTACTTGAGCAACAGCTTGCAAATAAGTTAATAACCGATCAGCAATATTTGGATGCTAAGCGTGGCATAACGGCTCAGGAAAATCAGCTTGAGATTGATAAACTAAACCAAAAGAAAGCCATTACGGATCAGATAATAGGATTGTTTGGAGCTGAAACAGATGTAGGACGTGCTGCATTGGTTGTAAAGCAGATATTGGCAGCTCAAGAAATGATAATGGAGGCAAAGAAATCTATAACCTTTGCTAAAATTAAATTCGCTGAAACTGGTGTCGCAATAAATTCTGGCGCGGCTAAAACAGCAGCAATTGGTTTTCCTCAAAATATCCCTATGCTTATTGGATATGGGTTACAGGCAGCGGGTATTATTATGGCAATAAAGCAGGCTGTATCCGGTATAGGTAAGGCTGCGGGGGGCGGCATTGATACAGGCGGTGCAAATGTAACGGCTCCCATTTCACCTGCAGCAACCCCACAGGTTACAGCTACGGCGGTTAATACGGCGGCGGTGAATCAGATGGGCAATCAGGCGACAAGGGCTTACGTATTGAATAGCGACATTCAGAACAATGACCAGAGAAATGCGTATATAGATAGGAACGCTTCTATTGGATAAAAAATAAAATTATGGAAAAAGAATTACCGGTTTACAAGTTAGATATTTCGGAGAACGTGGATAGCGTTCAGGAAGTCGATGCGGTTGCGTTAGTGGACGTGCCTGCCATAGGGGTTGGGTTCTATGCGTTCAAAGAACAGGAATTTGAGAGTTATACGGATTACCCGAAGGCTGCAAGCGATAACGCAAAGATAGCTTTGAGATGGGCTGAAGAGAATGGGTGGGGCGATTGCGGTACGGCGGTAGGTAAGCAAAGGGCAAACCAATTAGCAAAAGGCGAAGCCATAAGCAGGGATACGATTGCACGAATGGCGGCATTTGAGAGGCATAGGCAAAATTCAGATAAAGAGTTGGGCGACGGTTGTGGGCGGCTTATGTGGCTTGCGTGGGGCGGTGATGCCGGGATAAAATGGGCACAAAGGAAACTGGAGCAAATAGATAGGGAAAAGATGCAAGCCTTTGCCGTTATCAATGAAGAGGAACGCATTGTAGTGGGTCCCGCAATGATACCCGATAAAAGGATTTTTAGACGTGATGAAGATGGCACGGAATACGAGGTGTTTTTCACAAAGGGAACTATTCGCATCATTGCTGAAAAGTTTTTTAAAAAGGGATTTCAGAATAACGGCAATGAGATGCACAATCCTAACAAACCCGTGGATATGGTTTTCTTTCAATCGTGGATAGCAGATGAAAGCAAAGGCATCCCGAAAATGAAGCAATTCGAAGACCTGCCGGATGGCACGTGGTTTTTAGGTGCGAAGGTTAATTCAGACGATGCGTGGGCAAAGGTAAAAGACGGCACTTTCAGAGGATTTAGCGTGGAGGGAATGTTTGATATGCTTCCGGTTAAAATGTCGGATCAGGTGGCGGCAAAGGATATAATTGACAAACTGAAAGAGCTTTTGATAAATATTTAATCACAATTAAACCAAACAAATGAAAATTTTAGTATTAACGCAATCCTTCAGCGGTTGCGGTTACCATCGTTTAATGCTTCCGGTATCAATGATGAAAAAGGAAAAGGCACGAATAACCGATACCATCCCGGAGGAGTTTGATTACGACATTGTAAACATAAACAGGATTTGGGCAAAGGACGATATTTTCGAGCTACGAAAAAAGCATGGTTTTAAATTGGTAGTCGATGTTGATGACTTTTGGATTTTGGATAATTATCATTTGGACTTTGATACTTATAACAAACACAATGTTGATGTAAAAATAGTAAGGCATTTAAAGGAAGCGGATTTAGTTACCTGCACCCATGAGCGGTTAGCGGAAAAGGTTTATTACCATAACAAAAACGTGGAAATTTTACCGAATGCAATCCCTTACGGTCAAAACCAATTTACGAATGAGCGCAACCCATCGGAGGCAGTTAGGCTATTTTGGGCGGGCGGCATATCGCATGAAAACGATTTGAAGATACTAAAGCCTGTAATGAAAAAGGTTTTGAATAGCGATTTAAAGGATAAAATCAAAATGATTTTGGGCGGCTATTCAGATAGCAATCCAACAGAGGAATATTATTGGAAAAGAATGGCGGCGTACTTTACGGCGGATGCTTTGCTGCCAAACATGGCATATCGGGGGCTTCCGGTGTTCGAATACTACCAGATGTATTTGGAGAGCGATATTAAGTTAATCCCTCTCCGCAAAACCGCTTTTAATGGCTACAAATCGAATTTGAAGATACTGGAGGCGGCAGGCAAAGGCATCCCGGTCATTGCTTCAAAGGTCAATCCTTATTTGGGATTTCCCGAAGATATTGTCTATTATGAAAACTGGAATGAGAATATCCGTACCCTTGTTGAAGACGAAGATTTGAGGAAAGAAAAAGGCAAAATGCTTTTTGAATATTGCGCTAAAAATTATAACTTTGAGGCAATCAATCAAAAAAGGTTTGATTTGTTTAATCGCCTAATAAATTGAGTTTGTTTGTTGCAATATCGACCTCCGTTTTTACGGGGGTTTTTTTATGCCTTTCATTGGGGAAAGTCCTATTTTTTCAGGTATCGGTATATATTGGATATGAATCCGATCGAATTATTACAAAAAGTTAAAGCGCTGGTTTTTGAAGATCAAATGCCGGCTGCCCCTGCGGTTGAGCCTACTGCTCCCGAAAAGAAAGAATTTAGCGGATATATGTTGAAAGACGGCACAGAGGTTTACATTGACAAATTGGAGGTTGGAGGTGTGGTTTCTGTTGAAAAGGAAACAATAACACCCGCTCCTGTTGGTGAGCATGAGCTTGCAGATGGTACGGTAATCGTACTCGGAGAGGGTGGTGTTATCAGTGAAATCAAACCTGCTGCCGCTCCCGAAGCCGAAGCACCCGCCGAAGCTGAGGATATGGGCAAAAAGTACGATGAAAAATTTGCCGCTTACGATGCTAAATTTTCAGCATTAGAAACTGAAAACGTGAATTTAAAAGCTGCTTTTGCTAAGTCCGAAGAAGCTATTAAAGGGCTGTTTGAGTTAGTTGAAAAGCTTGTAAAAGAGCCGACAACCGAACCCAGTGAGCCTGTTAAAAGCGGATTCAAATTTGGTAAGCAAGTAGAAAACAAAGAAGAAAAATTAAATAGTATTATTAACCTTTTTAAACAATAAGTAAAAATGGCATACAATGTAACGGGCTTAGCCGCATATACTAAGCAAAACGTAGATCTGCTGGTTAAGAACTCAGTATTCGAAGCCAGAACACAAAAAGAAATCCTTGCGCTCGGTAATGTTCGTGTAGGTGTAAAATCTTCTGAAGCAATCGGTAGAATGGATACAGACGTATTCTTTCAAGACGATAGCGCTTGCGGGTTTAACGCTTCGGGCGTCACGACCTTTACTCAGCGCAGTTTAGTGGTCGGCAAAGTGAAGATAAACGAAATCCTTTGCGATAAAGACCTCGAGCCTTATTACACTCAACAAGCTCTGAAAGCTGGTGGTGAGTACACTACTGCCGCTTTCGCTGCTGATTATACAGACCAAAAAGCTAAGAAAATTGCCGAAGCTTTAGAGGTTGCTTTGTGGACTGCTAATAGCACTGGTTCAGCAGGCACTAACGGACTTTTGAATAAGTTCGACGGTATCAAAACTTTGATCACTGCTGGTGGTGGATCGGTTGTAAATGCAAATACTACCGGATTCTACGGTACGCCTGCAACAGGGATAACTTCTACAACAATTGCAAAGAACGCAATCAATGCAGTTATTAAAGGGTTACCTGCTAAAATCAAAGGTAAAGATGATGTTCGTATATTCTGCGGATGGGATGTATTCGCTTATTTAATTCAGGCTTATGTGGATGCTAACTTGTTCCACTTTGCACCTGATGCGAAGATTGACGATAACAGCGCTGCATTTACCGTTCCGGGTACATCTTACAAAGTAATCCCTGTTCACGGTTTAGATGGCACTGATGACATCTACGCTTTCAGAATGAGCAATATCTTTTTAGGTACTGACTTACTCGACGAAGAAAACAAATTCTGGATTCGCTGGAGCGAAGATGATGAAAACATCAAATTCACCGCTCGCATGAAAATCGGTGTTCAGTTCGCCTTTGTTGATGAAATTGTGAAGTTCGAAGCCTAATTTATAAGGGGGTGTAAAAACCCCCTTTCATTTATAAAAATTTAAAATTAATAGTCATGCCGTGTGCACTCACTTCCGGATACACATTAGACTGTAAAGACTCTTCGGGCGGTATAGTAGAAGTTTATTTTATCGAAAAAGGTAATGTAACATCTATTGTTGATGCCAGTGGGGTTGTAACAGGAATTACAAAAGCAGCCGGAAAAAGATTTTGGAAATACGAATTACCAAAAGAGACTGGTTCACTTACTGAAACTTTGACCGGGAACGTACAAAACGGAACGGTATTTTACGCTTCAGAGGTTAAAGTTGTCGTTAATAAGTTGGTTGTTGCAGTCCGCAATGAAATCAAATTGTTAGCTCAAAATACCCTTATTGCCGTTGCTAAAGATAACAATGGAAAATATTGGTTAGTCGGCAGACAAAACGGTATTGACTTGACAACCGGAACTATGGGAACTGGAACTGCTTTTGGAGACCGTAGCGGATTCGATTTGACTTTTGCAGGTAGTGAACCCGAACCAATGGTTGAGGTTAATAGCACCGTTGCAAATGCTTTGCAGACTGCTGGATAATTTAAGTTTTGTTTGTTTGGTTTAAATGTGTGCCCTGCCCTTATTCTTTTGGGCGGGGTTTTTGTTTATCGGTATTTATAAATAGATATGTTTAAATTTGTAAAAGGAACGACGGCGACAATTATCTGCACCCTCACGGAAAAGCAGACTATTGAAAGCCCTTATTATTTATTTGTTTTTACGAACAGGGGAACGAATGATGTGGTTACTTTTATCAAAGGTTATTTACTTGATGTATCGACGAATAAAGAAAGATGGAATGAATTTACCATTCCGGTAAATACTCATTTCGGGAACTATAAAGAAGGGTGGTGGCGTTACGATATTTATGAGCAAACAAGCTCTACAAATGTAAACCCGGCGGGGTTGGCATTACTTGAAAGCGGATTGATGTTTTTAGATGACAACACGAACATAAGCTACACGCAATATTCACAGGACGTTAAATTTAAAATGTACGATGCATCCTAATATAAGTTTTATAAAATTCGCAGATGTAAAGCTGCCTGAAATGGTTGAGCTTCCCGGCAAAGGTTACGTGCAATTTGGGGAGGATAATTTATATCCTAATATGCTTTTGGAAAAACTGAATAAAAGCAGTAAGCATAACGGGATTGTTTTGGGAAAGGTAAATTACATTATTGGCAATGGCATATCGTATAAAGACAATAGCGGGCAGGAGTTAGTACCAAATAAGAACGAAACGATAAATGATTTACTCAAAAAGGTTTCTACGGATATTGAGATTTTTGGTGGTGTGTATCTTGAGCTTCATTATAACGCTCTCGGCAATGTTGGTGCGGTTTATCATATTCCTTACCATAAGGTACGTACAAATAAGGACAACACGCAATACTACATTAAAGACTGGACACAATCAACACGGACGCAGCCGGAGGTTGTGGCGGCTTACAATCCGGCGGTGAAAGAAGGTAAGCAGATATTGTTTTATAAGGAATACAGACCGGGTTTAGAATCTTATTCCTATCCGGGATATATTGGTGCGCTCAACTGGATAGAGATTGATATAGAGCTTTCTAAGTACCATTTAAGCACTATCAAAAATGGTATGTTTAGCAGCAAGCTTATTAACTTCAATGAAGGTAAGCCTTCGCCGGAAGAGCAGCAAGTTGTTGAAACGAAATTTAAAAAGAAATTCACGGGAAGTGAAAATGCGGGCGGCATTGTTTTGTCGTTTAGCGATGACCCTGCAAAAGCGCCTACCGTTCTGGATTTATCCAATACCGATTTAGACAAGCATTTCGACATTCTGAATAAGACAACGGAGCAGCAGATATTTGTTGGCCATCAAATTGTTTCCCCTATTTTAATGGGTATAAAAACTGAAGGGCAGCTGGGCGGACGTAGTGAAATGCGTGATGCTTATGAAATCTTCAAAAATACCTACGTAAACGATAAACAAAGGGCTTTAGAGAGTTTGTTTACTGAAATAAGTTTATTGTTCGGCATTGAGGGCGAAATGGTAATTGCTCCGATTGAACCGATTGCTTTTGAATTTAGTGAAGCTACAATAAAAGAATTTGCTCCGAAGGCGTGGATACTTGAAAAGCTGGGTATTGATTTGGCAAAGTATCCGGAAGCCGTGCAACCCGCTGGACAGCAGGTAGCAGCGCAACCATCCGCAACCGTTAATGAGAATCTGAAAAACCTTACCGGGCGGCAATGGCAGGGCGTTAATCGTATTATCCGCAATTTTGAGAAAGGTCGTATCAATAAGGAGCAGGCGAAGTTATTGCTTAAATCTTCATTAGGATTAAG